CAGCAGGAAAGCCATCGCCGCAGCTCGCCAAACGAACACACAATCGCAGCGTCTGGCGCTGTCTGAAGTGCGTGGCGAGATGACTGTGCACGCAATGCGAACCTTGCGCATGTTGCTCGAATCGGACGATGACTCAATCAAGCTGAAAGCTGCCAAGGCCATCCTTGACCGCTCGCTGGGCAAACCCGTGCAAGCCGTGCTGGTCGACAGCAGCGCACCCGAGCTTGCTACGCGCAGTGCGGAAGACAGGGAAGCCGCGCTGCTAGCCGCGCTGCGTGCTGTACGTAGCGAGCGCAAAGTCGTAGTCGATGCAAACACTGTGCCGGCTATTGAAAAGAAAAGCGCCGACAAGGGTTGACCGGTGCAAGTCGCGACTTATGTTATTCGTATGAGGACGACACCGCAAGACGCAATCCGCAATATCATGGCCAATCGCACGCTAGCAACTGCTGGCTTGGCTGTCTGTCACAGCCAGTGGCACCACACTGTGCGCTGGCTTGTGGCGGAGCGAAACGACGCGACAGGCTCCAGGCGTTGCAACAGGACCAGCTTGCCATGGGCAAGCGACCGGCTGCGGACCGTGGTTGGCTAGGGGGTGTACACCCCCCTCCGGATGGCACCCCGTGCCCTCCGGCGGCAAGCCGGGAAGATATATTTTCACAAACAAAAACCGAGACCATAGCAGATATAAATGACCCCCGAAGAGCTTGAAGCCATAGAGCAATACGCTCTGCAATTGGCCGCGCGTCAGAACCTGACGTCGCTGGAGAGCGTCTTTGGATCGTGGTTGGGGCACGTGGGTGCTCAGATGTCGCCGCTGCAGACGGCGATTTGTCGTATTTTTGATGGGGAGCCGCTGGGCGAGTTGGCGGACCATCCACATGTGACGTTGGCGCTAGGTGGTGGCAAGCCGCCTAAGGGTATGCCCGCGCGTGTTCAGTTGTTGGCGGGGATTCGTACGGGCAAGAGTTTGCTTGCTGCGGCGATTGCGTGGTGCTGCACGCAGCGTGTTGACATGGCGAAGTTGGGTCCTGGCGAGGTGCCGCGTGTGAGCGTGGTGAGCTTGCAGGTGGACCTTGCAAAGGTGATTTACCAGCATTTGGTGGGCAACATTCGTGCGACGGAGGCGATGGCGCCGTTGTTGTTGGGCGAGCCTACGTCTGACAGTGTTTTGATCCAGCACCCTAGCGGCAAGGCTGTGGAGGTGAAGGTGGTGGCGGGGTCTCGAGCGGGCGCGACGCTGGTAGCGCGTTGGAGTGCGGGGTGTATTTTCGACGAGTCCCCTCGCATGGTGGGCGCGGATGCGGGCGCGGTCGTGAACCTGGATGACATGATTGACGCGGTGATGGGGCGTCTGCTGCCGGGCGCGCAGCTGGTGGATATTGGTTCCCCGTGGGCGCCGTTTGGCCCGGCCTACGAAACGCAGAAGGAGCACTGGGGCAAACCCACGAGGGCGCTGGTGGTCATACGTTCGCGGGCGGACCACCTCAATCCATATTTTTGGACCCAGGAGCGCGTTGCGGACATCAAGAAGCGCAATGAGAAGGTGTACCGCACAGATGTGCTGGGCGAGTTTGCGGATGTCGAGTCGAGCTTGTTTACGACGGCGACGCTCGAGAAGATTGCGCGCAAGGAGCCGCTGACGATTGGGGCCAAGGACCGGCACCATTACGTGGCTGTTATGGATCCTGCTACGCGAGCCAACGCGTGGACGCTGGTGGTGGGTACGCAGGCAGAGCGCCAGAACGAAGACGGCAGCGTGGAGAAATTTCTGCAGGTTGTCATGGCGCGCCAGTGGCAGGGCTCGGTGGCGCACCCGTTGGATCCTGAAGATGTCTTGATCCAGATTGGCAAGGTGCTGCGCCCCTACCGGGTCAAACGCGTCATTAGTGATCAGTATGCCGCCGATGCGCTCAAGGCACTGGGGCGGCGGCATGGTCTTGCCATCGATGAGCAGACGGTCACCAGCCGCAGCAAGGTGGAGAACTTCTCGAGCTTGGCGACGCTCGTGGATACGGGGCAGATTGAGCTGCCCGACGACCGCCATGTGATGGGTGATTTGAAACGGGTGCGCAGGGTGGTCACGCAGGTCGGGATTCGAGTCGACCTGCCGCAGACCGCAGATGGAAGACACTGCGACTACGCGGCAAGCTTGGCGATGCTGGCTGTGCAGCCACTGCGCGCCATCGCGCCAGAAGCCGAAGGGCTGCCAGATGGATGGACCGCCCGCGATATGCGCGAGCTAGCTGACAGCAAACGGCAGTTTGAAAGGGAGAACGACAATGGCAAAAAACGAAAATGGCGTACCGTGGGGCGAGTTAGAAAGTCTCGCTTCAGTGATTGACCTCTGCCGCGCCAAAGGAGTAACGCGGCTGACATGGGCAGGGCTCAGCATCGAATTGTCACGCTATGAGCCAGCTGCTCCGCGACAGCACCAGAGCGTCACCGCGCTCGAACGCGGTCTCATGGAGTTTGCCTCCGCAGAAAACACCACCGCAGACAAACACTGGCGCAGCAAGGATGATGACGTCCGCTTCCGCCATAGCCGCATCAAACCTGTCAACATTGCCGCCAAGAAGCGCGGCGTCGGAGTCGGCGAATGAATCTCAAACGCGTTGTTTTTACTGGATTTGTGCCGCGACCGGATGGTGATCAGAAACACCCCGTCGCCGGACTGCAAACATCCACCCCAGGCCGCGATGACTACACTTCTATGTTGCGCATTGACAACGGGGCGGTGTGGGTATCGGAAACGACCGCCTATCCATTGCATATCGTCGCGTGGTACCAATTAGATAAGCCGGTTGCGCAGGTCAGGCCCCTGCAGTCGGCTAGCGGCAAGCGACGACGCAAGGGACGATAGCATGGCAGACGAGCTGAATCTCCAGACCAAAGCGAGCTTCGCGAAGGGCGGCACGACCGTCGAGTTTCCTGATGCGAACGCGCAGTCTATCAATGTGACCGTCACCGGAAGCCGCTTCATTCACAACCGGCAGAACATTGGGACGGTTATCGAGGCCATCGACCTGGGCGACATCGCGCTCGGTGGCTATTGCATGTTCATCAACCGGGACGCCAGCAACTACGTGCGACTGATGGATGGCGCCAGCGGCGCAGCTATCACGCGGCTGAAGCCGGGCGAGCTGCAGACCATTCGCTTCGAGTCGACGTTCTCGCTTTCGGCGCAGGCAAACATCGCAGCGGTTGATATTGAATATCTGATCATCGAGGACTAGATGCAGACCTACGGCAATCCCCCACCCCCTCGCGATGACCAACCAAGCGCGCGGCATCGCTGGTGGCTTGCCGAGGATTCCGAACTCGCGCAAGCCGTCGTGGGCGCAGCTGAAGCCTGCGACAACGCCAGCATGGCAAGGCAACAGCGCCAGATTGATAACTACTGCATGTATGGGGACGACAGCGTCCTGACCGGCAATGCGTATGAGATCAATAGGCGCAGGCTCGAAGGCAACCACATCGCCAATGCCATCGACACCGTGGTCAGCGAGGTCACCCAGACCAAACCGCGCCCTATGGTGGTCACCATCAATGGCGACTGGTTTGACCAGCAACGCGCCCGCGATATGACCCACTACGGCGACGCGATTTTCCATTCGCTCGACTTCTATTCGAAGGCAGTTGAGGCTGCCCGCGATTCGGCCATTGCCGGTATTGGGATTCTGTATCCGTATATCCACCCCACCTACCGCAAGGTGTGCTTGCGGCGCATTCTGCCGTTTCACCTCGTGTATGACGACCAAGGTATGACCGACCCCCCGCGGGAGTACTTTATTCGACATATATGCGACAAGCCGGAGCTGATGGCGCAGTACCCGGAGCACGCCGATGTGATTGACCGCGCGCCGAGCCCCGACAACGCCGCGTGGTGGGCCGACGCGCACGCGTACCGCGACGTGGTGCTGGTGTGGGAGGCGATTCGGCTGCCCTCGGGTCCTGGCAAGGAGCTGGAGGACGGCTCGGTGGAGACCGATGGGCGTCGCTGCTTGGTGGTGAACGAGGCGGTGTTGCTCGATGAGCCTTATGACCACGCCGAGCTGCCGTTCGCTGTGGTGCGCGCCATCAAGCCGGTGTGCGGTGTGGCTGGCGCCTCGTTGGTTGAGCGTGCTGAGCCGTTGCAGACGGAGCACAACGAGCTGAGCGAGCGTCTTCAGGACGCGTGGTATTTGTGCAGCAGTCCGATTTTCTTGGTGCCTCGCGCGGCGAACATCGAAAAGGGCCACGTTGTCAATGATGTGGGCACGATGCTGGAGTATGACGGGCCGCAACCGCCTGCTTGGTATGCGCCCACGCCGATGACTGGGGACGCCTACCGGTGGCGCGAGAAGCTGAAAGAAGAGATCTATGAAGCTGTCGGTGTCAGTCAGCTCAGCGCAACGAGCCTGAAGCCTAAGGGGCTTGATTCGGGGCGCGCGCTGCAGGTGTACAACGACGTCCAAAGCCGTCGTTTCATCGGTTTTGAGCGCGATTTCGAGGGTATTGCCATCGATACGTACAGCGCGATTGTGCGCCTCGAGGTGCAGCTGAGCCAAGAAGATCCAGATCACGAAGTGGTCTACGAAAACAAGCAAACCGGCCAGACCAACCGCATCAAGTGGAGCGAAATCGATCTGGAAGCCGACAACTACAGGGTGCGCGTGTTCCCCGCGAGCGCCTTCCCCGAAAACCCGGCGGCGAAGATCGAAATGCTCCAGTCCATGCGCGACCGCGAGGACATCGACTCCGATACGTTCTATGAGCTGCTCGATGTGCCCGACTTCGAGTCGGCCGCAGGACGCGTGTCCGCACCGCGGCAGCTCATTCTCAGGCAGCTCGACAGCATGCTGCGCACCGGTGAGTACGTTGCGCCTGATACGTACATGGACCTCGAACTCGCTATCCGCGAAACCGTCATCAGCATCCAACGCGCCACCCTCGACGAGGCGCCCGAAGAACGCATCCAGCTGCTGCGTGACTTCCTCGTCGATGTGCAGGCACTCATCGATGAAGCCAAGCCAGCAGAGCCGGCAGCCCCGCCCATGGGCCCCGAAATGCCACCCGGCGACATGATGCCGCCCGGCGACATGATGCCGCCCGAAATGCCACCCGGTGTGCCACCCGGCATACCGCCCGAAACCTACCCCGGCGCGCCCCCTGATATGCCTCCCCCGCCCCTACCGCCTGAGGAAATGGTTGCATGAGCGAAGAGATTGAACAACTGCCCGAGCATGAGGCACTAGAACAAGCCGGCGAGATATTTGCAGCGGCTATTCGAGGAGACGCCGACAAGCAGCCCGAAGAGGCTGATGAGGCCGAAGAAGCTGAAGAGGTTGATGAGCCCGAAGAGGCTGATGAGGCCGAAGAAGCTGACGAAGACGAGGTCGACGAAGACGAGGCTGAGCAGGAGCCTGACGAGGAGCCCGACGAGGAGCCCGAAAAGCCCAAGCGCCGCCGCGAGGTGGATGTGCGCGCCGAGCAGAACCGAAAGCTCGACGCGAAGTGGGCCGAGTGGCGTAGCCGGTCCAACTCGCTGCGTGACCGCGAAGAGGCCTTTCACCGAGAGCGCCAGGAGCACGAAAAAACCCTAGCGGCTGCGCGCGAACTCGTTGAGATGACGCGCGGCAACCCGCTCCGGGCCTTCGACCTGATAGCTGAGAAGGCTGGCTGGTCAAAAGAAGAGCTGTTCGAGCGCGTGCAACAGCGGGTGCTCAACGACGGCGCCCCCGGCGACCTCGAGCAGCACGATGTGTCGAACAAGATCCTCGATAGGCTGGAAAAGCTCGAGAAGATGCAGCTCGAGCGCGATGAGCGCATTCAAAAAGAGCAGCAGCGCCATAGCATCGAACAAGAGCAGAATGCCTGGGATACCGCGCTCGGCGACCTGGTCATAACCGGTGAAGCCAAGCTTCCAGGCGTGCAGGATGCCCAGAACTGGGACCCGTCTCGATGGCAATACGTCGATGCCTTCGCAAAGGCGAATCCTGTGCAATTTCGCAAGGAACTGGGCGAAGAGGTACGCCGTGCATACGACTATGCACAGCGCACCGGCAATCCAGTCCCGCCAGGGGTGATGTTTGACGTTCTTGACGAAAGATTGGCAAACATACATGCTAGGGGCACGGCATTGGCCGGGCATCTGAGCGAAGATGCGTCACCATCGAGCAAGACGGCTCGTAAAAACGGTCGGCCAAGAAAGGCGCGAAAGACAGTGCAACGTACAACCCCTGATGTGGGCGTTGTGTCTGCGGGCCATGACGATGAACTCGACCTGGACGCTGTCGGCAAGATGCTGATAGCCGGAGGGTTCGGCAGATAGTCATACTTCGCGCAGCCATAGTCGCCCCGGAGATTGATAGCGGCTATGGCCTCACAGATGACGACCACCACCTTCGACAATGCGTTGAAGGTTCTCTATCCTGCCGGCTTTGAACAAGTCTGGTACAAGAAGTGCCCCTTTGTTGCGTGGATCCCGAAAGAATACGACTTCGGCGGCAGCAGCAAGCAAATCAACCCGCTCTATGGAGGCGTTCGCACCTCCCCGAGCTTCAGTGTGGCCATGGCAGGCAAAAGCACGCCGAGCCACGCCCGCTTCAACGTAACCCGCGTTAAGCAGTACCTCATCGGCTCGATTGAGAACGAGGTCATCGAGGCGTCCAAGGGCAAGCCGGCAGCCATTGCCGAGGCGCTCAAGACGGCTCTCGATGCCGCGATGTATTCGTTTGGTCGCACCACAGCCTTCCAGGTTTGGGGCGATGGCACCGGCACCCGCGGCACCGTGGGCGCATACGCCGCTGGTGTCATCACGCTGAGCAACCGTTACGACATCGTGCACTTCGAGGTCGGCGACATGCTGGTCAAGAAGACCGCCGCTGGCGTGCTTCTGCCTGGCCGCATGTTGGTTACTGCCATCAACACCAACAACGCCGGCAGCGGTGAGCTGACGGTCACGTTGCTCGACGGTGCGGCAGCTCCGGCTGCAACCGACACGTTGGCACAAGAGGGTGAATACACCGCAGCTGGCTCCGCTGTGCTCAGTGGTGTGCGCGCCTGGGTACCGGCAGCTGTGCCGACGCCTGGTGACAACTTCTTCGGTGTTGACCGCAGCGTCTTCCCGACGCGTCTTGCGGGGATCCGAATGAATGGTGGCGGCAAGAGCATCGAAGAGATCGTCTTCGAGGCGCAGGCCGAGGCCAGCGTCAACGGCGCCGACGTCGACACCTTGTGGATGAACAGCCACCGCTTCGCAGCGTTGTGCAAGAGCATCCAGAGCAAAGCCTGGTACGGCCAGAACAGCATCGTCAGCGTGAAGTCTTCGCGCGGTCGCAGCGGCAAGGTCAACGTGGGCTTCCAGGGCTTCGTCTTCCCCGGCGAGTCTGGCCCAGTCACCGTGATGAGTGATCCAAACTGCCCCTACGCATACGGTCTGATGACCAGCCGCAAGGCCTGGAAGCTCAGCTCGCTCAAAGGCGCGCCCCACTTCGCCGAGGAGGACGGGCGCCGCTTCCGCCAAGAGGTCGCCAGCGACGCCATCGAGTTCCGGCTCAAGGCGTATTGGAACCTCATGTGCAAACGGCCCCTCGATAACGTTCTTATCGATTGGGACAACTAGGAGGATTGACCAATGGCTGGAACAGTAGAAAAAAACTTCGAGGGCACGGTCGCAATCGGTAGTGCCAACAACACTACCGACGCGCGTCAGATCATTCACCGCGATTTCTCCCGCGCCCATGGTGGGCCGCCAGGTGAAGACCAAGACAACGCCGTATTTCAGGCTCAGTCCCCAATGAGACTGACTGCGGTTCGGATTGTGCCGAAAATTACCACCGCAGCCCACGCGGCCAACTACCTGACCTACACGTTGGGCAAAGGTGACCAAGCAGCCGGCGCCATCACGGCGTTCGACAGTTTCGACACCGCAACAGGCGGCGACAACGTGACGCTGACTTCGCGCGTAGCGCATCCCTTTACCATCGTTCCCACCGATACGCTGGACACGGGCGAAACGCTGTATTTGCGGATTGTTCACTCTGGCGCAGGCGCAGGGCACGGCGGCGTTCTCATCGTGGAATATGAGCTGCTAGGATGACGGCTTTTAACGGGTACAAGGGGCACACCCGCCCCTATACACACCACAACGGTCACACGGTTGGTTCTCTCCAATTCATGACCAATGGTGTGGGAACTCCTGACGGTTTGAGTGACCCCGCGGGTATCGTCGCGGGACTCGCTCGAATCGGCGTCGGCGTGATCTATGTCACGCTGAAAAACCGCTACGCCAAGACGCATGTAACGGCTTCGATTGGGGCCGGCATGGGCGGCGCAGGCCACACGGTTAACGCTATCGCCGTGGATGGAACTGGTGTCGTCAATGTCATCGCGTTGCTTACGTACAACGCGGCTGGCGCGGCTGCAGACACCAACGACGTCAGCATCACCTGCACACTCAACATGTACGACTCGACCTCAGATTCCTGAGGTTTAGGGGGTTTCTTTGTCAGCAATTACGCTCGCAGAATTGCGTTCTCGCACGAGGGAGCTCGCTGACATGGAAACCTCCGCACCGGCGTCTGCGTTTGTGGATGACACGGGTCTCGATAGAGCTATCAATCGCTCCCTACGACAGCTCTACAACAAGCTTGTCCTCAAGCGTGGCGCCGACTTTTACGCAGCAGAAAAAACCATCGCCTCCGAGGCCGGCAGGGCTTCCTACCCCCTGCCGGCCGATTTTTTCCAGTGCATCGAGGTCATCGCATCCGATGGCAACTTCTACCGCTCGCTTCCGCAGTGGGGCTACAAAGACCTGGCTGAGCTGAAGCGTCTCGAGACGCTGACCAGCGGGCAGATGTGGCAGTGGGCCTACCGCATTGTCGCGGACGCAATTGAGATCCGCCCCCAGCCGCAGAGCGCGAGCAATGAGATCATCTTGCGCTACGTGCCGACGCTGCCCGAGATGACCAACCCAAACGACAAGTTTGATGGCTTCAACGGCTTCGAAGATTGGGCCTGCTACACCGCAGCCATCGACTTGCTAAACAAAGAAGAGTCTTTCGAGCAAGCCGCCGCGCTCACCGCTGTGTTCGCGCGCCTCGACAGGCAGCTGAACGACCTGGCAGGCACGCGTGACGCGGGCCGCCCGCAGAAGGTACAAGACACCCGAAAGACTGGATGGTGGCGCCGCGGAAGGTACCGGCGCCGTAACAGCTGGTACTGGTAGATGGCACGCACAACTGCCATGCCCAAGCAGCCAGACCGTGTGTCTGAGTCGTTGCGTGATCAATCCAGCAGCCAGCAACGGCAGCAGAGGCAGGTGTCGTTTCTGCAGAACGGGCGGCAGATTACCGGCGTGGAAATTGGAGCCACCGCCATCAAAGCCATCTACCACGGGCTGGGCCGTCAGCCGAAAGGCTGGATGCTGACGGACATCGATGGGCTCGATGCGCGGATCAGTAGAACCGCGTGGAACAACAAAACCCTCACCCTGCGCAACGCCAGCGGCGCCACGGTGACCGTCGCGGTTTGGGTGTTCTAATGCCCCGCGAGCAAATCTTTATTCCCGTAGCTCGAGGTGTCGATACCTCTGCCGATGAGCGCGTGCGCTCGCCCGGCGAGCTGACTGCCGTGACCAACGGCGTGTTCCGAGTCGGTGACCGCGCCGCTATCGCCAAGCGCAACGGCTTCACGCGCATCTCGAACGTGGTCGCCTCCCACACCGGCACCGTGGTTCGCTACGGCACGCCCAAGGGGATCTTCTCGACCGGCGAAGAGCTGTGCATCCGCGGCTATCGCAACCTCTACGCCTACAACACCATCGAGTCTGCCTGGTACGACCGCGGAACACTCAGCCCCTTCACCGGCACGCTCGAGACGGTGTTTCACGACCAACTTAGCCACAGCTCCGTCGACCATTGGCAGAAGGGGACCTACCGCGGCTACATCACCATGAGCGTTCGCCAGTACGAGGAATCGACGCTGGCGACTGAGTTTGCGATCCACTGGCGCGCCATGACCACCGACGACCACGTGGTGCTCGGCGATGTCGTGCTCGCCAAGGCGAACAACACCGCGCCATCTCGCCCCGATTCGCCCCGCGTCGGGGGCTGCACCGGTAAACTGCTGCCCTGCTACGTCGATGGCGCATTCGGAGCTGCCGCCACGCTGCGCATCTACGAATACGTTCTGGCGACGCCCACCACCGCGCCAGTCAACGTGGTCACACAGGCAGATGTCTATCGGCCGATCACCGACAACCAGCGGCCCTACGACATCATCGAGCTGGACGATGGCAACTATGCCTATGCCTACGTCGAGAACACTGCGCAGAACATCAAGCTGTTCATTCGCTCGCCAAACCACATGCTGCTAGCCACCAACCTCATCGACACCGGAGCCGCCGGTGAGGCAGGCAACCCGCCGTACGAAATGCTGGCGTTGCATCAGGATCCGGCCACAGAGCAGATCTACATGATCGCAGTGGCTTGGGAAGTAATTGCCCAAGAACCGCCCTTGCCACCGCTGGGCACGCGCCAGGTCGAGATGTGGGCGTTCAACGACACAACGCTCGCGCGCAACTGGGGCCCGGTGGTTCTGTATACGATACCGGCCACCGAGTTTGTCTACAGCGTGGGCGTGGCCTTTGGCACCGACATCGTGACAGGCGCGTCGCGCGCGGTCGGCGCGTGGACCGTTTGGACGCGCTCCAATGTCGACAGCAAAGGCAATGCGACCAACAGCGAAGACTGGCGCATCGACAACCGCAGCACCGACGTGCTGGGCCTGAACCTCGACGACCGCCATAGCATCTACAACTGCGCGCAGCGGACCAAGCCGTTCTGGAAAGGCGGGCGCTGCTACGTGGCAGGGTTCACGACGGGTGGCAAGGTGGCATCCGACTCGAGTGTGATTTTGGATCTGAACATCACCGGCAGCACCGGTGAGCGGATGCACCAGCTCGCAGGCGTCTACGATGTGGGTGTTGCGCCCATTGCCGGCGTTCCTAAAATTGCCAACAAGAGCATTGAGCTAGGCAGCGCCAACAACGTCTTCACAACACCCACCGTCGACACCCCCGCCCGCTACGCATCAATCTCGGCGGCGTTTGTGCTCGACACCGAGCTGACGCCCCTGTCCGACCTCGCGCGCTACGCGGGTGACATGGTCGAGCTGAACTTTGACGAAGCGCCCCTGAGCATCACCGCCACGCACGGCTCGTCACTGGTCGGCGGCGGCGTCTGCGCTTGGTATTCAGGGGTGGCCACCGAGGAACTCGGCTTTGCCATGCCGCCCATGGTCATCGACACCAACGGCCAAACCGACCCATCGGGCGCGCTCGCTGTCGGCACCTACCAGTACCAGGCGATGTGGGAAGGCTACGATGAGCATGGCAACTGGCATCGCTCGGCGCCGTCGCCTCCGGTTTCAGGTGTGGTGGCAGCGGGCCAGAACTCTATCGACGTCACCACCTTGGCGCTGGGCGCCACCAATGGCCTGGTCAACAAGCGCAACTTCGGCATGGTGGTCTACCGCGCCGAGGCCGACGGCGTCTTTGAGCGCATCAGCGACGCTATCCGCGTCATCCCCAACGCCGACAGCTACTACTGCGACGCTTACCGTGACCTTGGCACCGGCGACCTCGGTCCGCCCATCTACACGCAAGGCGGCGCCGAAGTGGCCGCTGCGATGCCCGAAGGGGCCGCCATTGCCACGGTAGGCCCCCGGCGGGTGTGGCTCAGCGGCTTCTTCCGGCGCGACCGCATCCAGTACACCAAGAACGCCAACCCAGGTACCGCCAACGAAGACGCCATTGCCCCCGAGTTTAACGAGGCCTTCACCTACATCTTGCCCGGCGGTAAGCGCTGCACCGGGCTGGCCATCATGGACGACAAAACCGTGGTGTTCACAGCCGACGAGGTCTATGCGCTCGCCGGCTTCGGGCCCGACGACGGTGGCAGCAACAACGACTTCTCTGGCCTGCAGCCCATCTCGAGCGATGCCGGTTGCATTGAGCCGCGCAGCGTCGTCAGCGTGCCAGGCGGCGTGTTCTTTCAGTCGGCTGCAGGCATTTACGTCCTGACCCGCTCGATGGAGATGAACTTCATCGGCGAAGCCGTGCAGGACACACTGGCGCTCTACCCGACCATCACCAGCGCCGTGGTCGTGCCAGGCAAGACACACATTCGCTTCACGTGCCTCAATCCGCTCTTGCAGAGCGTTGTGCTCATCTACGACTACGGCATCAAAGCATGGACCACCTGGACGCCGAAGACGGCAGCCGGAGCCGCGTTGCACATCATCGGCGCCACCATGCACAACGGCGACTACTACATGCTGACTGCCGACGGCACGGTCTGGCAAGAAGACCAGCTCACCTACCGCGACGACGGCACCGCCTTCGTCGAGCTTCGCATCGAGACGAGCTGGTTTCAGTCCAAACCAAACGGCTGGAACCGGGTGCGCAGCATCGTGGCAATGTGCCAGCGCCAGGACCATCACAACCTGACGATGACCATCAGCCACGACTTTGAGGGGGCCGGCGGCGTCGGTGCGCAGAGCTACACCTGGCAAGAGGCCACCATCGCGCAAATGCCAAACCCCAACGTGCGCGAGCAGCTGATGGCGCGCGTACAGCAGCAGAAGGCTACGGCGACCAAGGTGGCAATCTACGACACCATCTCGCCGTCGACCACGACCGGCGAGGGATATACGTGCGCCGGCTTCACCTTTGAGGTCATGCCAAAGCGCGGCGTTGTGAAGGTCGGAAAGCAGCAAAGGAACTAGTTATGGCGTTGGACCCAAGAATTTCCAAGGGCAAGGGCCTCTTCAGCGACCCGGATGACCCCGATGACGCGCCTCTTGACGGCAAGAGCGCTACCGAGCGGTCTCTGGCCTCCTACCAGCCCGAATGGTACGACGACTATACCAAGGCGGCGATGCAGCGGCGCAACCGGGCGGTCATCGACCACGCCCGCAGCGCCTACGACCGGCGCGTCGCTGGCGAGGGTTCAGTTGCTCGGGTTGCCCAGCAGCGTAACCTCGGCGGCGCCTACGACCGCGCTGCTCGGCTCGCTGCCTCCAACCCGATGGGCGCACAGCAAGGCGCATTCACTGCATCCCGTGCCGGCGCTGGTGTCATCGGCAGCGCCTCGATGGGGCGAGAGCGTGAGATTGGACAAGCTCGCGCCATGGCCTCCGACGCATATGCGCGGCAGATGGCCAATCAGCTCGAGGCGCAGCGGCTGCAGGAGGCGCGGCGCGTGGCTGCAATCAACGAGACTCTAGCTGCGCGGGCGCGCCAGATGCAGATGGACGAATGGCAGAACGCCCAGCAGCAGGCGCTTATCCAGGGGTATGTGAACGCGGGTACAACCCTGCTTGGTCAGGCGGCGCGTATGCCTAGTGGCGATACGATGGCGCAGGAGCAGGCCAACTACGACAAGTTTTTCGACCAGGCCACTGCCGACTTTAGCGCCGACAAGTCCGGCATCGATTACTCGGACACCGAATCTATTGGCTATGACCCCTACGGCGCCAACTTCGGCGACCCCCATAACTCCTACTACGGACCCTACTGATGCCTAACGACTACGACCCCAGCAAGCCGCCGGGCCAAGCCAGTGGCTACAATGATCCACTCGAGATGTGGGGGCGCCGGGGGTGGGGCGAGAGCTTTTCGCCTACTGGCGGAGCGACAGGTTTGCGCCCCGATGGCCTGGGCTATTACCAGCGCGCGCCTATCAACGAGACCTATGCCCAGCAGATGGCGTTTCTGCAGGGTCAAGACCCATACATGGGCTATGGCAAGATTGGCGACCCACGGTTTCAGAAGCGGTACGACGGCTCGCAGGGTCAGATGTGGGGCGGCGTCCGTCAGCAGCAGGCGCAGATGGGCGCCTTGGCTGCGCGGCGTGGGATGGCGCCAGGAGCAGCGCGCGCTGCGCAGTATGCGGGTGGTGAACTCGAGAGCCGGGGCTGGGGCATGGCCAAGCAGTTGCAGGCGGTAGAGGACCAGCAGCGCGACCGTTTGATGTACGAAGCGATGGCTCGTCGCTCTGCTGCTGAGATGGAGCAACAGCGCGGCGAAACGCAGCACCTGTCGGACCTCGCGGCGGCTCGCGGGCGCAAGCAAGATCTAGATGATGCCGAGGCAAGGGGCGCGACAAGGGATGCGCAGCAGGCCACGGCGACCGCTGCGCAGGTCGGCGGCGCTGTGTTCTCCGGTGCGGCTCAAATGGGTGGGGACACCGACCCGAAGTCCGATGAGCGCGCCAAGAAGCGCGCCTTTAGGGCAGGCCAGCGGTCGGTTGATGCGCTTGTTGGTCAGCTGGGAGATGGCAGCATTGCCATGGGGGCGGCGCCCAATACAGCAGCTATGGTCCCCACGAGCATGGGCGCCTCGCGTGCGCGTGCGGCTGGTCGCACTCCTGCCTGGGTCGACGCTCCGGCGCCGAGGCCTGGTGTGCCTCTTGTTCCAGATCAGAACGACCAGACGATTCGCAATCTGCGGGGCTACACCTACGACTACAAAGATCCAAACTCTATCGGCGCGGCCCCCGGCCGACAGTACGGCGTCATGGCGCAGCAACTAGAGCGCACGCCGCTAGGGCGCATGATGCTGACCAACTCGCCTGGTGGTGACCTGATGATTGACCAGCGTGCGGCTACCGGCGCAACGCTTGGGATGATTGGCCGACTCGGCCAGCGTGTCGATGAGCTGGAAAGGCGGAAGTGATGCCGACGAACTACACCCCGGCGCCGCCGCCGCCCCCTAACATGAGTTACGACTCTGGCTACGCGGATCCGCCGCCGCCACATGGGCCACCCGAGCCTACTGGCTACTACGGCCCGCTTCCTCCTGCCGACCCACCGCCACCGCCGATGCCAAATCAGGCCTCTGGTGGCTATGGCGGTGCCCCGCCGGGCTACCACTCTGGTGGCCATGGCGGCGCCCCACCGGCCTCCTACTCTGGTGGGCAGGGTGCGCCGCCGACACCGCCACCGCCACCGCCACCGACAGCTGCGCCGGTCGTTACGCCCACGGCTGCCCCTCAGTACGCGCCCATAACGGCGCCGATGCTAAGCCCCGCTGGCCAGGCCGAGCTGGCGAAAGCAAAGGCGCAGCAAGCACCGCCTGTAGCTGGCGCAGGGCGCGCTGCGGTAATTGGCCCCGACATGAGCCTGCTGCCGGAGCACCTGCAGCCGCAGTATGGGGGGCTGTACTACCCCAACATGGCTACCTATGAGGCTGACCTTGCCAAGTGGGTCGACGCTGCGCAGGGTGATGCGGAAATTACAAGCAGAACCGACGTCGCAAGACACGCTCTAGCAGACCTCAAAAAGATGCTCGCCAGCCCGTACGGGCTGCAACTACAAATCGACGCCAACAAACATGACCTGCTACAGGACAAGTCTCGCGCAGCCCAGCAAGTGGGCGAAGCTGAGCGCAAGGCGAACTACCTTGCTGGCGCATACGAAACCGCGGGCGCAGCTGCAGAGCGTGACAGACAGGAAGCTTGGCAGAAGCGCCAAGCCGAGCACCGCGCGGACATGGAGCGCCGCATCGGTGAAATCGACCAGCTGAACAACGAGATAGCCAACACCAAGCTCGACCCAGGTCGATGGTGGAAAAACCGCGGCGCGGGGCGCAGCATCCTGGCGCTTATCGGTCTGGGGCTCGGCGCTTTTGCTGAGGGCTACAGTGGTGGCAAGCTCAAAAACCGAGCTGCGGAAATGATTGAACGCGCAATCGACCGCGACATCGACGCGCAGAAGTCCGACATGTGGAGCAAGCGCGCAGCCCTCAAAGGCAAACAGACGCTCTATGGCATGGCTCGGCAGCGCTTTGGAGACGACAAGCAAGCCGAGATGTTCGCGCGATCGCAGATGTGGCGGCAGGTCGCACACGCGCAACGACGTGTTTCGCGTGGACTCGCCGATGACCGCAAAAAGGCGCAACTCGAACTCATGGCGACGACAGCTGACGCCAATGCGAATCACTTCGACCTAACCATGCGCCAGCGAGCCGCCCAGCTTCACCAGCAAGCTATCGAGGCACAGCGACGTGCGGCAGCAGCAGCAGCAGCAGCAGCAGCCGCGGCGAGGGCCAAAAAGCAGTACGGGCTACAAGCTGCAACCAAGGACGAAGAGCAGCGATATATCCCAGGCGTCGGGCTTGCAAAGCGCGGGCTTGACAGGAAGCTGTTGCAGAAGCTTGCGGGTGACGAAGCAATGCACCTCTCGCAAATGGAGCGGCTGCAGCGGCTGCATGCTCATTACAAGAAGGGTCTAGCCGGCAAGCTGACGCCTGAGCAGCGCTCAAAGGCAGACATGGACTACGCGCGGTTCATTCTAGATATGACCTTGCAAAAGAGCGGCAAGGCAGCCACCGACGCAGAGCGTAAGATCGTCGGGCGGGTTTCTGGCCTAAAGGACCAGCCCAACAAAATCCTAGAGTTCCCCGGGCTACAGCAGAGCGCCATCAACTTCCTAATGCGCACCACAGACCGCGAGCGCAGGGCCGTAAGGAAGAAGTACGGCATCCGACCCATCTATGGGGTTCACAACGCACAGCAGCTCATCAAGATGGGCCTCGACCCACGCATGCTGCACCTCGACTATAGCCGCACGATTCCATACACGACCTATACGGCCATCAAGTAATGCCGCCGCAGACCTACAGCGTCGTTGACCCTCTCGGCAACAAAGCCGGAACCGTCAGCGCTGCCGACGTGAGCAAGCTCCCCGAGGGCTTTAGCGTTGCCACGCCGCAGCAAGAGCAGCGCTTTGCCGAGCAGGAGAAGTACGGCGGCCTCGGCGGGATGGCGGCAGCTGGTGCCCTTGGCCTGGCGCACGGAGCTACGCTCGGCGCGTCGACAGCGCTCCTCGGCCGCACTGGCCTGCGCGACGACGTGCGCAAGTTGCGCCAGTACAACCCGCTGGCCACCGTAGGCGGCGACATCATAGGCGGCATCGGCTCTACACTTGCCGGCGTAGGGCCCGCAGCATTTGCCGCGAGAGCCGCAGCCAGGGCAGCGGCATCAGCAGGAGCGCGAGGCGCCGGGCTCGCCGGGAGGCTAGCCGTTGGCGGCGCCGTGGAGGGCACTCTTGTCGGCGCCGGCGAAGCTGCTGCCCAGGCCAGCCTCGACGATGCCATCAATGGCGAGAAGGTGGCGGCCAACGTTCTTGGTGGTCTGGTGGCTGGCGGCGTGGTGGGCGGCGCTCTTGGTGGCATCGGCGCAGGCGCGAAGAGGCTAGCCGGCGCGGTTAACAGGCCTGGCGCCAAGGCCATGCAAGACGTTGGCGACGCTGCGTTTGACGGAGCGGACAAAACGCTAGGCCGGCGCATTTCAGATGGCCTTGCCGATGTGTCGCACCACCTCACCGGTAAGGACCGCGGCTCGATACGCAAGGGCTTCGCGCTAGATGCCGAGGGTGACGCTTTTCGCAAAGCAGCCTTAGACGGCGACAAGCTCAAGCCTGCATTTGCGGAGCGCCTCGCCAACGAGATAGACGCCGGTGACGCGGACTGGGCGAAGGTCAGCGAGAACGTTCAGAAGCTGCGGATGAAGCGCGATGCCGTCCGTCCGCTGATGAAGGACGTTGACCCTGTAGCCGCGCAGAATGCTGGGCTGGCTTACTTCGAGGACATGCTTGGCGAAGTCGACAACATGCTCCTAAAGAAGGACACCTTTAAGGCCAAGGGTCTCAAGGAGCTGCGCAAAGACATCGCCTATCTCAAGGATGAAGCGATCCGAGGCGCCGGCAAAATCAACGATGGCCAAGAGCGCGCGCTGCACTGGTTCATGGCCACCGATGGCCTCAAGCGCAGAATTGGGAAGCTGTCAAAGCCGGCCAACCACCCACGAAGCCTCGGCAAGAGCTACAAGCACGCCGCTGCCGGCGAAAAGCTCGACACCCTTTACACGAGTCTGCAGAAGGGCCTCGAGGACACTGCCACGTGGAAGGCGGCCGGCGCCGTTCAGAAAGACCTCAACTCAAGCCTGACCTCGTTTCTCGGCGGCGCCAAGCACGTGCGCAAGACGCTCATGACCAAGTACGGCACGAGCGCCATGAACCCCTGGCAGGACGCTTGGGTTGCCAACCCTGAGGCAATCAATCGCTTCGTCAACAACATGGGGTTGAAGCGAAACGCTCTCAATGAAAAGGCGCTACGCGAGTCGCTTGTGTCCCGGCGCAATGCCGCGCGTGTGATGTTGGACAACTTCGACCTGGACGATAGTGCTCGCAAGTCTATCCAGGGGGTTGAGAGGACCACCGACACCATCCTCAAAACGATGGACGAAGCGGCTGGCACAATAGCCGCCGGCAACCAGATGCGTGACCTGAGCGGGGCCAACCAGACGGCGCTGCTTGGGCTCATGGCTGCGGGCGCTGGTGTGCCGGCGCTGGCGCTTTCGCCTCTTCTCGACCCCGCGCGTACGATTCGCCAGCTCGGCGCTCTGCGCAAGGTGGCCAACAAGTTTGACGGAGAAATCGACAAGAGCGTCACCAAATTCTTCTCGAACACCGTGTCAACGCGGTCCACGCAGGCGCTGTCGGCGACATCGGCCCGCATCGCCCAGGGAGCCATACGCAGCAAAGACACACGTGTGCAGTTTGCTGAGCGCAGCAAGATAGTGCGCGAGCTAGCCGAGCAGTTGCCCAAGACAGAGCGCGAAATGAAGGCGGCGCTTGCGCCCATTTCCAACGGCGCCCCGAAGGCGGTTGATGCTGCCACGCTCACCGCTTTGCGAGCCATCAAGTACCTCAATGACACGATGCCTGGCGGCACGTTTCAAATCGATCCGTTTGGCAAGCGCTCAGTCGTGAGCCTTATCGAGGCCGAGCGGTGGCTGAAGCGAGCAGGCGCCATCGACAAGCCAGCGTCGCTGCTCCACGACCTCAAGGACGGCAAGCTGTCGCGTGACGCAGTAGACGCGGTCAAGAACGTCTACCCAAGGATGTTCATGCAGATGCAGATGAAGGTCATGGAGAAGCTCGCAAGCCTCCAGGCCAAGGGCAAAACAGTGAGCTACGCCAAGCGCAAGCAGCTCGGCATCCTGCTTGAGATCCCAACCGACGGCACCCTGCAGCCACAGGTGATTGCGCAGGTCATGGACAGCTACGGCGCCGCCAAAGAAAAGGACGCCAAAAGCAAAAAAGCAAACCGAGCGCCGCGACCCAAAAGCCAGGCACTGGCTGCGGCTTATTCAACTGACACGCAACGAATGGAGGCGACGGCGTAGCCATGCCAAACACCGACAACCAACCAAACATCCGCCTGCATACGGGCACCCACCTCGCCGTCATCACGCTGAGCGGCTCACAGGTGTCGACAGCCAAAACGATTGGCTCCGACAACTACTACCCGCGTGAACTGCACTTCATCCAAGCCGGCGACTACACGCTGACGATGACCGACGGCACCAGCGTGCTGCTGGCGCTAACCACGCTCGCCGTCCCCGTTCCATATTACCTATCAAACGGCGGCGTCACCGCCATTAACGCAGCGAGCGGCACCGTGGTGCTGAATTACTAATGGGACTGAAAAAGCTATTCGAAAGTTACAAAGGCGTGGCGTTCTTGCTGAGCATCATCGCCCTGACTGTGCTCGTGGCTCTCGGCAAGGGCACAATGGATGACATCGTCGCGTTCCTGAAATGGGGCTTCAGCGCGCTCGTGGTAGCTCGAGCCGGCGAAGAGGGCGCTAAGGCAATAGCTAAAAAAGCGGGGTAGTGATGAGCTATGGACGGGCTGACTCAAGCACTGCTCCAGAACGGGCTGCCGGGGATCATTCTGGCGATTTTAGCCAAAGCTTTCTGGACGTTCCTGCAGAGACGCGACCAGGAGTATCGGACGGCAATGGAGCGTCACGACAAAACGGTGGCGGCGAAGGACCGCGAGATCGCACGACTCAACGAGCTACGCGTCAAAGAGCAACGCCAGGCAGCGGAACTCAACGCCCAAATCGCCAAAGGCGCACTCGAAATGAGCGAAGCACTGGCGGCGGATATCGATCAGACGTTCTCACCGCCAGAGCGATTGCTGCCATGAAATACCTCACCGACAAGCTCATGCAACGCGTCCGCGGGCGCGATAGCCGCAGGGGGGCAGCCTAGTGCGCATCGGGACAACCATCGGCATCGCAACAGCCGGCAAGCCAGCAGCATCGGGCGGCACGCCAGCCGGGCCGCTCAAGGTATCGGTCGAGGCCGACACCGACGTTTACGAGGACACCGGCGCCACCGACCCCGTCGAAAACGGTGACTTCGCGGTGCGATGGCTCGATGCGACCAACGGCCTACAGCTCGCCGGCGAGGGCGACACAAACCAACCACAGTGGTACTCGTCGAGCGCCAACTGGAACAACAAGCCCTATATCGACTACTACGCGTACTGGTTCGAGCAGCACGTCGTCGATGTCACGGGCATGAGCACCAGCACCGACCACACCATCTACGCGCTGCACCGTGGCACGATTCCACTGGACGGTCAGCCCATCATGCACACCAGCAACCTCTCATGCTGGTACAAGACAACCAGCGGTCCGTCCGGCTTCGACGATGGCACGCTGCGCACCAGCACCTACTGGCCTGGCACGTTCTCTGGCCTGTGGGTGTTCTCGTTCAACGGTGTGGCCGGCGGCGCGAAGATTCATGTCAACGGCTGGGAGGCGTACGGCTCACCGCTGACTTACACGCCACAGCAGCTAACCGGCAACCTGACGCTGATGACCACGGGCGGCACGCCGTCTGCTGGCAGCAACTATGCGTCCTATGGCGAGCTGCTGCTGTTCCGCTGGTACGACGTGCTGCACACCAACGCCGAGCGCGTGGCCATCGAGACTGAGCTGCGCACCAAATACGCCTTCCCGGATTGGTCATGATCATTGCGCACTGTAGCCGTAATCGTATGGGCCATTCTGCAGTCGCAGCCCGGCATGAACATCAGCCGAGCGCACAGGTATGCGAAGGTCATCCGCGCCGAAACAAAAAGGGCCAGGTTCGATCCACTGACAGTGGTTGCCCTGGTGCACCACGAGAGCAGTTGGCGCCCTGGCCTGGTGAGCCGCGATGGCGAGGACATCGGTCTCGGACAAATCAGAGCCAGATTTTTTGGAAAATGTCGCTCAGACCCGTCCCCAGTCAAGGCTCCCGGCAAAGGGTGCCGCGCTGTGCGTGCTCGTCTGCAGATAGGGACCTACAACCTTAAGCGCGTTGTCACAGCGCTATCGCTATGGAGGAAAACATGCCGCAAGCGAACAGGTCGAGCAATGCTGCGCAACACCTTGATGGGGTACGGCGGACTGAGCCGCCCGAAGCAGAACCAGTGGTGCGGCCTAGCTCGCCGCCGCGGCCGGTGGGTGCGCCAGTCTACGCCATGGGTGGTGGAGCGAATCATCAAGCGCCGTCGTCTGCTGGTTCGTCGCTTGGCCGTGTGTCGCGGACGGTGCACCGCGTATCGTTCAGTGCAGCGCAGGTTGACGCGCTTGCGCAGCTCGAGGCGTTGACTGAGCTTCGTGCGAGCGGCTTGCAAATTCACAACGCAATGCAGTTTGCTCAAGCTGCTGTTGTGATCCGCAGGGACGATGGCGGCCTCGATGTGGAGGTCACCACCTAGTGGAACCGGTGACGAGCATCTGGCTGCCGCTTGTCGTCGGTGGCCTCGGCTACTGCATGATGTGGCTTTTCGTGCGGCTGGGCTCACAGCGCACGCTGCCGCAGCAGCACGCCGAGGTGCGCGAGAAGGTCATCAGCTTGGCGATGCGTTGGATCGATGCCGAGCAAGAGCGTCTCTACTGCGAGCACGAGCTGGCCAGGTTGCGCGAGTCCGCGCCGGATGAGCAGTCGCTGTGGATCACCCACAGCATCGAGCAGCTCAACGTGCTCCCCCCGGCGTTTGTCCACCTTGCCCGCCGCTTCGGCTTCAAAGTCCCCGACCATGACCACGTCCAGCAGCCCACCACCGTGTTCGTTGCCGAAGGCGATGACATTGAGGTTGATGTCGAAATTGAACTGCCCCGCGTCAACGCATGGGGCCAAGCCACACAAATGAAAAACTGATGTCTGTTTTTGCCTCCCCCCTACACGCTGTCTATCCACGCACCGGTTTTGTGACGCTCAAGAGCGGCGCCGAGGTCTCGGAGCTCCCCCTCTACGACGGCGAGAACGAGGTGTTTGCGCGCTTGAGCCTCGCAGAGGCTAGGCAGTGGTGCGCCGACAACGGATACCGGTTGCCAACCGTCGCCGAGCTGCGGGAGCTACACGACGTCGCGCTTTGGATTGCGCCGGTCACGCTGCCCACCACCGCGATGGTGGTGTCCGCTCGCGTGCCACTCACAACGGACGCCATCAATCGGTTCCGCAGCGCCAACATGAGCAGCCTGCAATGGGCGCGCATCCACGACAATGCGGTCGACGCTGCGCTCGAGGAAACTGGCTTCGACGGCAATGAGCCCGTCGCCAACGTGGGCAAATGCTGGAGCGATGAGGGCGCGCTGTTCGGTTGGCGCAAGGCCGATGGCAGCTTTATACAAAAGCCCTACTCGGGCCACGGCGACCACCACCACGACTACGCGTCCACGACCTACGTTGCGCGTGTCGATGCGCCGAAGCCCGACGACACCGACCCAGGCGAGGCGCCGGTCTGTCATACCCTGGGCGAGGCTGTGCTTGAGGCAGCGCAGGCTGACCTCGACGCGGGGGTGCACGAGGACCTAGGCCCCAACGACGGCAAGCGCATCCGCGAATACCTCAAGCCGTTCGGCCTGCGCCCCCCGCAGAACTGGTGCTCAGTCGCCGTAGCAGCGTGGCTGCGGGAGGCGTGCGAGGCTGAGGATATCGAGCCACCAATCGCCGGGTCACCCGGCGCGCAGGCCACGATGGCGCAGCTGCGCAAGGCGGGTCTGTTTGTCGAGAAGCGCGACATCACGGCTGACGATATGACTGCTGGCGCCATCGTCATTTGGAAGCGTCCGCCATTGACGTGGACCGGACACATCGGCGTACTTGAGAGCTATGACGAGGACACGCGCACGATGACGACCATCGAGGGCAACGCGGGGCCGCTAGGTGATCGCGTCTGGCGCAATAACGGCAGGCGGCTGGATGACCCGCTGCTGTTCGGCGTGGGTCGACTGGACGGGTTTGAGACCGAGGCCATGGACTACGACGACGTGCCCGACGACGAGCCCGTCCACGAGGGCAGCGACCCGCTGTGGTTCGACGCGGATCACCTTTTCGCGCGTTGGCTTGGCATCGACAAGCTGGAGGAGCCCGAGGAGGGTGACGACGATGCCGAGTGGGTGGCCAACTCGACGGGGCTGGACATCTCGAGCTGGCAGCGACCTGACAAGCTGCATTGGGACGCGATTGTCGACACGCATGCGTTTGTGATTTGCCGAGCCACCTACGGTCGCGCCATCGACAAGGCGTACCGGTCACACACCGACGCAGTGAGCAACAGTGATCTGTTCCTCGGCGCGTACCACTTTGTGCGCACCAGCCAGCCGTGGGCAGAGCAGCTCGACGTATTCTGCGCTCAGCTCGACGCCATCGGCTACGGGCCGGCGGACATTCTGCCCGTGCTGGACATCGAGAAAAATGAACCGTACGACCCGTGGGAGCCGAGCAAGTTGCTGACCTACGCGTCCAAGATGGCGGACGTTCTCAAGGAGCGCTTCGGCGGATGTTTGCTCTACACAAGCCCGTCCGTCGACATCGAGCTGGGCAAGCCGCAGCTGTTCCGCGACAACCCCATCTGGGTCGCGCACTACGGCGTGACCAAACCGCGCTGGGACGGTGAGTGGACCATCTGGCAGCAGAGCGGCAGCCACCGCGGCCCGGAGTACGGCACCGGCTCAGCTACGGATCTTCTTGATCTGAACATCGCGAAGGTTTTGCCGCTGTGCGAGTAGCGTTGAGTAGATCATCAAACAGCGCAGCGACCGCCTGCTCATGCCGTCGCTGCTCTTGCTCGAGGTCAGCCCAGAACTTCTGTAGGACCGCGGGGTGACGTTTCGCCCGTAAGTCGCCGAACTCGTTAGCAGATCTTCCGGCTTCGTAGGCCGGTGCTCTATCCAGCTGAGCTATGGGCGCAACCGGCGGAATGACTACGCTTTTCCCGCTCACGTGTCCACCTTAAAAATGTCCAACGTCACACCAGCGTCACGCCGCTGGTTGGTCTTAGCTGCCAATTTGTGCAGTGAATCGGGGGCTAGGTGGGCATATCGCTCGGTGAGCTGGATGGTGGAATGCCCCAGCATCTGGCGTACTTCTTCGAGTCTCCAGGGGTGTCCCCAGGAGCCCATGACGAGGTGCGACGCGAACGTGTGGCGCAGATCATGGAACCTTACGCGCCTGCCAAATTCCGCGAGGCGCACCAGGCGGGGCCAGCCTGCATCGAAGCCGCGCGCGTGGCAGCCGCCGCCGTGGGCGGGGAAAACCAGCGCATGAGCGACGCCGGGTCGCAGGTGTTGCCAGCGTCGCAGCCCTTCGAGGGCTGGCTCGAGCAGCGGGACATGGCGGATGCGGCCGGTCTTGGTTGGGCCGCGGTAGCTGTGGCGCACGGTGAGTTGTGGCTGCGCTCCGAGGCGAACGTCGCCCCACCTCAGTCCCCACAGCTCCCCTGCCCTCAGCCCGGCGTAGATTGCGACGCTCAGGATGGCGCGCTGGTCATCGCGCAGGTTCAGGCCGAAGAGCCGGCTTATCTCAATCGTCGACAAAAACGTCCAGGTCTCTTGCGAGCTGGCGACCTTGGGCACGCGCACGCCGAGCGCGACGCACTGATCTACGTAGCCCATGTCGGCCGCCTCGTTCAGCGCGCGCCGCAGCAGTTTTAAGCAGTGCTTGACTGTCTGCCTCGACAGCGAGCGCCCGGCTGGTTTGAGCACGGTTTCGCCAGCGACCTGGCTGACGTGCATGACCTCGCGCTTTTGCAACCGCTTGACCCAGGCAACCACGTCGCGTCGTTTGATCTTCTTGAGCGGCCAGTCGGCGAAGTGGGCGAAGCCGACGACGTGGCGGTTCCACCTGTAGCGCTCCTCATCGACGCCGCGGTAGTGGGGGTCGCTGTCGCGCTCGTCGAGCCATATCTCGCCCCACCACCGCAGGGTGCGCCTGGTTGTCTCCCTTGCCGCGGCACGTGCAGCCTTGACGACACTCTCGGCCTCGGCGCGTGTCGCGTACTGTCCGAGCGAAACAACCTTGCCGCCGATGCGCAGCCGGGCGCGAAAGCGCACGCCGCCCTTGGTCTTAACCGCGCTGACGCTCATATCAGCTCGATGCCTGCTCTGAGCAACGCGGCCCGCGCTATGCGCCGGTGCTCCTCTGTGACGCGCGCCGGCTCAGGCTCGACGAGCTTGCCGTCGATGTCGTCGGCGACACGCCGCAGCTGGGCCGGAGTCAGCCCAAGCTCCCTACAAAGCTCGGTGAACATCTTGAGGCGCACTAGAAAATCCCCCGCCTGATGAGTGCCTTGATGCCCTGCCCAACGGCAGGCTTTTTGATCAGTACGCACGCGCTGCCGTCCGGGTCCGAGGCCGGCACGAACAGCACCACCTTGCCAGCCTGCTTTGCCAGCCTGGCAATCTCGTCAATGGAGCCCTCGATGTACGTCGGCCCCGGATAGCTCCCGCACGACAGCAGCATGGCTAGAAGGGCTCCCGAGGGCTGCGGCTGTCCTGCGACTGCGGCCGACCGCCGCACAGCTCAATCTTGAACGCGTGCAGCTCTGTTTTCCATTTGCGCGTCCCGTCGTCGTGTGTCCACTCACGCTCGCGCGACTCACCACGCACCAGCACCTGCGACCCCTTTCGCAATACGTCGACCAAACCTTTTGGTTCCCAATATACCACGGAGTGCCAATCGGTTTCATCCACCCACCGGTCGCCTTCTTTCCGGCGGCGGTTGGTGGCGACGCGGAAATTCATGACCTCCTTGCCGCTGGTGGTGGTTCGAACTTCCGGGTCAGCACCGACGTGACCCATGACTACGTGCAGATTCATTGTCTCTTTATCTCCGCTATTGTTGTGTATGTTCGCGTCTTGACGACGCCGAGCTTTTCGAGTTCGGCCATGATGGCGCGCATGGTACCGGCGGCCTGGCCGTTGGCGCAGACGCCTTTGACGGCCCGCTTGATGCCGGCCATGTTGACGCTGGATTCGACTGCCCCGCTCACGCCGTAGCGGCCGAGGGCGGCCACCGCTTCGGGGGTGCACTCGATTGTGCGCCGCGTGCGCTCCTGCTGGCCGAGCACCTTGCCGTTGCCTAGCGGTATGGGGTGCCGCTTGGCGTATTCCTTGATGGCCGTATCCAGAGCGGCCAGCGCCTTCTTGGCCACTGCAACCTGCTCGCGCAGCCGCGCCGCGTGTTCGGGGCTGCGTATGTCGGCGGTCAGCTGCAGCTCTGGGTTTATCTGCGCGATGGTCTTTTGCGTCGCTGGGCACACCGACGCGATGGGGCACCACTGCTGCGCGCAGTGGCTGCCGGGTTTGGGTGTGGGGTTGTGGACCTCGCCGGTATCGCGCACCACGCCCAGTAGCTCGAGCCGGATGGTGGCCAGGTCGATGACGTCGAGCAGGCGACGGGTCATGCGCACGCCGCCCTCATCGACGTTGAGCAGGCGCACCTCCACGCTGTCGTATCCGTAGGCGCGCGCTGCTGCATAGCCAAGCGCACGCATCTGGGCGTCCGCCGATGGGTCGGCGCCCATCTTGTAGCGTCCCGTTTTGTAGTCGCTGACGATGAGCTGTTCGCCCACCACGGTCACCAGGTCAGCGGTGCCGCACAGCTCGGCGGGGCGCGCGCGGCTGTAGTCGCGTGGTCCGTCCTGCTCGAGGATTCGAGACTCGTCGACAAACGGGTCGACCGCGAACGCCACCTCTGCGGCAGCGAACGACCACTGCTCGCGCTCGCCGCGGATGAAGTCGGCTACCCACCCGACGGTCAGGTGGAAGCGCTTCAGCTCCGAGCCGTGCAGGCCGTAGTGCTCGGCTATGGCGTCGAGCGGGGCGGTGCCCCACAGTGCCAGCAGCTCGGCGGCGCGGTGGACTGCGATGCCGAAGTTGGCGGCATCTGACGTGATCTGCTCTGGCCACGCGATGCCGCCGTTCCACGGGAAGGCGCACTTGGCTGCGAGGGCAGCCTTGCTGAATGTGGGCAGGCGCCTCAAGCGGCTACCTGCTTGTACGCCGCCATCAGCCGCTGGCGGCTGGCGCCTTGGTAGTTGCAGTCGGAGATGAACGCGGCCACGTTGCCGAGGTCGGCGGTCTCGGTCGACTTGAGCACCGCTTCGATGACCGGCAACAAGTCGTCGCTCGACAGCACTTTGCGGGCCGCCTTGAGCGACGCCATGCGGTACTCGTGGCCCTCCTGTTCAGATACTGCCTTGATGTACTGCGATGCCAGATCACCCTTGCCGTTGCTGTTGCTGTTGCCGCTGCTTGGCGCCGGCGCTTCGTATGACTCGGCGTCGTCGTCGCTCTGTGCGATGCCGCAGATGGCAGCCGCGGCATAGCGGCGGATGTAGGAGAGCGACGCCCCGTAAGACTGCGCCGGGTTCTTACCCCCGCCAGGGGGCACGGGGGTGCGGGCAGCAATCCACTGTCCCGACTCGTGCACGAGCCGCGTCTCGAGCGCCTCGCCGTCCGCCAGCTGCAAGAGCGCGATGCCGTGCTTGTTGAGCACAGGTCGGACAGCTCGCAACACGCTGTCCAGGTCAGCGTACTCGCTGCGGAAGTGTGGATTGCGCTTGTTCTTCGGCGCCCCGGTCAGCTCTGCCTGGGCCCGACACAGGGCTGCTGCCAACTTATCAATCTTGTCACTGCTCATTAAAACTCAGCCTTTCTACCCGGTATAAACGGGCACTCACCACCGTGCGCCTTGGCACACTCCTCGTCGCTCGTTTCCTTCTGCTGGCATGGCACCAGCACGTACTTCACCTTGGGGGCGCATCCGCTCAGCCACATAGCCGCTACAAACAGAGCGCTCGCCACCAGCAGCGCCGACAGCATCGGCGATATAATCTCATCCCACACGTCACGCACTGAGCAGCTCCTCAAGCTCTGCGCTGGTGGCCAAGACCTGGCAGGCCTTCAGCCACGCAGCTGGGTTGTCGGCCTCGAGCGCCTCGGTGGCCACGCGGCGCACCACTCTCAGCATGCGGTCGTAGTCGTCCTCGAGGCACTCGCAGTTGTCGTGCCTGTCGATTTCAGCGCCGCAGCTGCGGCACTCTTCCCCACCGCCCCAGGCGTCATCGACGTCAGCCTGGGTAACGCCTGGCGGATACGGGCTCACTGCCCGCCCTTACAGCCAAATCGGAAGCGGCAGTTGAAGCGCCCGCACAGATCGCAGGGCTTCGTGCCTGGCTCCCAACCACACAGGCTCTGGTGGCACATGCCGTCCTCAACCTCGCTGTGGCAGTGGGGGCAGCGCCAGCGCATGTCGAGCCAGACCGCGTCATTGTTGTCTTGCATGCTGACAATATGGGCTCAGCACCCATTGTTGTCAACAGACAACGACAGAAAAAATCAGACAGCGCTAGTCGTCTGACAATAGCTTCGACCAGCGCTTGTAGCGCTTGAACGCGTCGAACAGCCGCGCTTCCCAGTACTCGACGCCTAGCTCAGCGTCGTCGGCGGGCGTGTGCAGGCGCAGCTCCTCGAGCACCTGGCCTGGCACATCGCTGCGCTGTGCAGCAAGGCGCAAAACAAAGTCTCGACCGGGGTAAGCGTCCTTAGGTGGCTGGATGGGTATGTCGTCTTCGGTGGGGTCTGCCCGGTACTGCAACCCCTCTGGAGTTTCACCGTGGCCGAAAACAAGCCAGTCTAGCGGCACGTTGAGCAAATCAGCAGCCGGCTGCCAGTCGCTGACCTTGGGACGTTTGCTGGCCAGCGCGCCCTTGAGAACGCGCGAGATGTAGCCCTTGCTGCGGTCCATCGCTATCTCGACGTCAGCATGACGGACGCCAGCCGCATCCATCGCGCTCCGCAGTCGTGCAGCAAGGGTCTCCATCACGCACTAGGTTATATACTCGGTTGTCAGTTTGCAACATTCACCGTTGGCACTTGACAACAACAGCCGCGGGCATCATTCTGAGTCTCAGAATGCGTTGGCAACACACACGGCAGAAGGTAGGCCCGAATTTTAGCGAGGGCGCGCGGCTGCTTTGGATCGCGATGCGGATCCAGGGGATGAACCAGTGCGGTGTGGCTCGTGCGCTGGGTCGCCATCGCGGCGTCATCAACCGGCTGCTGTACGGGGAGCGGAGGCCAGGGCTGGATTTGGCGCTGGACATCCAGGACACGTTTGGGATCCGCCCTGTGGACTGGTCGCGCGACGCGACGCAAGAGTTCGTAACCCCGGCCGCCAAGATGGCTCCCGTGGCCCCCGCTCCCGAGTCGCAGCCGCCTCGAGTCGCTTGATGCAGTTGCGGGAGTATCAAACCGGCGCCATCGAGCGGTGCCGGCAGGTGCTGCGCGACGGCGGGTCGCGGATGGTGCTGCAGGCTGCTACTGGCAGCGGCAAGACGGTCATCGCGGTTGCTATGATCAAACGCGCGCTGGCTAAGGGCAAGCGGGTCCTGCTGACGGCGCACCGTCGTGAGCTAATCCGCCAGCCGTTCTGCAAGTTGTTGCGCTATGGCGTTGCGCCGAGCGACGTGGGTGTGATCCTAGCTGGCGTTGGCGCCAAGCCGCAGGGCGAGGCCCCCGACGATGCCAGCGACGCGCAGCTGTGGGACGCGTACGCGCGCAAGCGCCAAGCGCCGGTGCAGGTGGCGAGCATTGCCACGCTGCGGCGACGCACCAAGCCGGCTGCTGATTTGATCATCATCGACGAGGCGCACCGCGCGATGAGCAAGAGCTATCGCGACCTGCTCGAGCTGTACCCCGATGCGGTTGTCATCGGCCTGACTGCCACCCCGCGTCGCGCCGATGGCAAGGGCCTCGGTGAGCTATTCGAGGAGCTGGTCACGGTCGCCTCCTACAAGGAGCTTGCAGGCCGAGGCTATCTCGTCGAGCCGCGCGTCTACTCGACAGGCACACCTGACCTGAAGGGCGTCAAAACAACAGCTGGCGACTACAACCTGGCCGATCTGGCCGAGCGCTGCGACTCGGCTGAACTCGTGGGCAATCTCGTCGAGCATTACGAGAAGCTCGGCAACGACGCACCTGCCCTCGCGTTTGCGGTCAACGTCGCGCACAGCAAACACATCGCCGCAGTCTTCAACGCTGCCGGCATCGCAGCGGCCCACGTCGATGGCTCGACCCCCACGGCTGAGCGTGATGCCATCTTCGCCAAGCTGTCGAGCGGTGAGCTGCGGGTGGTGGCCAACTGCGATGTGGCCACCGAGGGCACCGACATCCCGGCTGTCAAAACGGTCATCATGTGCCGCCCGACCAAAAGCCTGCGCGTCTACCTGCAGCAGGCTGGGCGCGGCAGTCGACCACACGGCGACACGCCGTTCGTCATCCTGGACCACGCAGGCAACGCGCTGCAGCATGGCCTCCCGCAGGACGAACGCACTTGGTCACTGAGCAAGACCAAGAAGCGCAGCAGCTCAGCAGCTCAGCTGATGGGCTGGAAGTGCTGCGAGTGCCTGTGCGTCAACACGCTCAGCGCCAAGCGCTGCGAGGACTGCGGCGCAGCTCGCCCGTTGCCCAGGGAGCGGGAGCTCCGCCATCGAGACGGCGTTCTGGTGGAGCTGCTGGGCAACTCAGGCAACAAGTGGGACGTGGTCGTGGCCCAGTGGCACGTCAAGAACCGCAGCCGCGCTGTGCCGCTGGCACCCGGCTGGTGCTATGTGCGCTACAAAGAGCTGTTCCGCTCGCCAGCGCCTCGAGGTGTCGAGCTGCCAATCTACACGGCTGAGCAGCAAATTCTGCGCGACCGTTACGACCGCCTACGCGCCATTGCGCAGCAGCGAGGCCGCAGCAGCGCGTGGGTATTTGCACAAATGAAATCTCAATCGAGAGCCATCGACGACCACCGGCGTGCGGTCGCGCGCCAGGCTCATGGTCAGTGGTGAACAGATGCGAGAGTCAGAGTTTCAGCGCGCAATCGAGGTCGCGCTCAACAGGCCTGGTCGCTCGACGCGAGCGTGGCGCCAGAACGCTGGACGTTTGCGGGTTGTTGACCGCAGCGGTGCTCGTTGGGTCATGGGCGCCCCCATTGGCGCCGCTGACCTGAGCGGGCTGGTACGGCCTGAGGGCTGGCGGCTTGAGGTCGAGGTCAAGACAGGCACCAAGCTGCGACCTCAGCAGCGCAAATGGAAGAAGTTCATCGAGAGCTTCGGCGGCATCTACGTGCTCTGTAGCTACAACAAAAAGCTGAGCGCTGAAGAGAACGTGTTGGTGGCGATTCAGAGCATCGACCAAGCCGTCGCGGAGCGTCGTGAGCAGTAGCGATTTGCCACGAGCTGCGATGGCGTATGCGCAGCGACTGCGCTGGCCTGTGTTCCCGCTCAAGCCTGGCGGCAAGGTGCCCAACGGCAGACTGGCGCCCCGTGGTCATCGCAGCGCCACCACGAACATCGCGACCATCACGCGGTGGTGGTGGAGCAGCCCAACCGCAAACATCGGCATCGCCTGCACGCCTGACAGCGGCATCATGGCGCTGGACATCGACCCGCGCAACGGCGGCGAGGAGAGTCTCGACGACCTGCTGCACGAGCATGGCGAGCTGCCGGAAACCGTCGAAGCCATCACCGGCGGCGGCGGTAGGCATATCCTGTTCAGGCAGCCCGAAGGGATCCGCTTTTCGTCGGCGCTTGCTGCGGGCGTGGATGTCAAGGCGGACGGCTACATCGTCGCCGCGCCCAGCCTGCACAAATCCGGCGCCGTGTATGCGTGGGAACACAGCAGCCATCCGCTCTACACTGACCTGGCCGAGCTGCCGAGCTGGGTGGTGGCCAAGGCTGCCCAGCTTACCGAGCGCGGCGCGCCCACCGCTGACGTCGGTGACAGCCTGCTGGCGCTGGCGTTTGTCGAGGCCGGCATGCTGGGGAGACGCATCGACGATGTGCGTGTGTGCGTCGACTGCCCGTGGCAGCACGAACACACGACGCGCTCAACAGACAGCGCGACGGTGCTATTCGCTCCGCGCAAAGGCGCGCCGCATGGCAGCTTTTATTGCAGCCATGAACATTGCCGCGGCATCCGCACGACCTACCAGGTTCTGCAGGCGTTGCCGTCAGACGCGGTGCATCGAGCCAGTTGCCGGATGTTGGCGCTGTGAGAGGTTCGCGTGGGGGAGGTCATCGACATGCAGGCCAAAATCATCGAGGCATTTCGCCAGAAGGCCTGGGGCGAAGTTGCGCGTCATGCAACGTCCCTCGACCGCGCCACAAATAGCCAAGGATTCCAGGTAGTTGGCGCCGAGGCCCTGTTCGCAGAGCTTCCGCCGGTGCCTTGGGTTGTGCAGGAGCTAGAGCTTGCTCCGGGCGCGGTCAGCATGGTTGCGGGGTACGGCTTTAGTGGCAAAACGATCGCAATGCAGAGCCTGGCGCTGAGCGTGGCGAGCGGCTCGCGTGTGTGGGGGCGGTTCGATGTGGGCGAGGCGGGTCGCGTCGTTCATTTGGACTATGAGCAAGGCAGCCGGCTGACATCGGAGCGCTACCAGCGGCTTGCACGCGCTATGCGACTCGGCCCGGACAACCTTGCCGAGCGTTTGGATGTGGCTTTTATGCCGGAGATGTACCTGGACACGCCCTCGGCTGAGGACAGCCTGACGTCGCTCTGCGAAGGCGCCAAGCTCTGCATCGTTGACAGCTTCCGGGCAAGTGCACCGAGCGCTGAGGAGAACGACAGCGGTGCGGTGCGTCTGGTTCTCGACAAATGCACGCGGGTGAGTGAGCGCACGGGCTGCACGTTTGTGATGATCCATCACGCGCGCAAGCCGAGCGATTCAGCGAGCGGCAAATTCGCGATTCGGGGCAGTTCTGCGGTGTTCGACGCTTGTCAGAGTGTGCTGGTGTTTGGCGGCGAGAAGGGGCGGCCGATTACTGTCGAGCACCACAAAGCTCGGATAAGCGGCAACCTGTGCGACGACTTTGTGCTCGAGGTTTCGGATGTAAACGAGCGCTGGGGTTTGCGCATTGTGGCATCGGACGCCCACAACGCTGAGCTGCAGCGCCGTGAAGAAGAAGACAGCGCGTTGCGCGAGGCGGTGCTGGGCTATATTCGGCAAAACGCTCGTTGCAGCACGCGTGAAGTCGGCGGTTCGGTTAGCGGCAGGACGAACGCAATTGGTGCGATGCTGGACCGTCTCGAGCGGCAGGGTCACATCACAAATCGGGCGACACGTGGGCGCAGCCAGTGGGTTGTCAGCTAATCCACATGTGGCGGCCGGTTAGGTCGACTTCGAAGTGGCCGCGGCTATCTGTTTGGCGATAGTCGTGCCGAAATGCGACGCCCATGCCGCCGAACACCTCGTGGATGAGGCATTTGGTGGTGTCCTCTTCGGGCACGTGGTCGGGGTGGTGTTTGGGCCACGCTGGCGTCATTTCTGACAGGTGTTTGCCTCGCAATTTGCGCAATGCGATTTTCTGCATGGCGTCGAAGATTGGCTGAGCTATTCCGCCGAGCGGTTTCATGATGAACCGGTCGGTGAAGCTGCCATCTGGTGCAATCCACGCGCGTCCGGCCAGCTCGAATCCGGCTGCGGTGACGATGCGTTTTCCGGCCACAAATCCGCCGGTGATGAGGTCGCCTCGTGTCCATGCGAATATGGATTGATTGCGCTGGGCGTCGTGTCCCCACGCAAATCCGTTGTTGTGGTGCTCGAGCAGCGGCAGGACCGACATGCCGGCGCGGGGTCCCGCTGTGATGATGCCGTCGTGGGTGGCGGTCCAGCTGTGCGTGTCGGGATTGAGGTCCTGCTCGACGAAGCGCTGGGTTGCGGTGAAGGCCTCGATCCAGCTCTGGCGCGAACGAATCGGCGTGGGCTGTCCGAGCACGAGCGTGATGGCTTCGTCGCAGACGCCGCAGATCCGTGCGAAATCGATGGCCTCCAGTTCGGCTTTGCCGTGTGCTCTATTGACCGACGTCCTATTGACCGACGTCTGAGAGTTCTCCCTCATGCTGCTCCCCCATGATGCCAATAGCGACCATTTCGTCGTGGCGTTTTGCGATTTGCTGGTACCAATCCATCGGATTGAGGTCCTGTTCGGGCCGCCCGCTTGCGACCTCGCGTATGGCGCGCTCAAGGAACCCGCTGCGCTGGGCAAACGCGCAAGCCACCGCGCGGTTCGGATACTCCGGGTCAACGTGCGACACCTCGTTTGGCGGGTACGGTTGGCCCCTGCCGAATATGATCCAGTCCAGCGATGCGCCGGTTAGCTCGGCGAAGGCTGTCAGCGTCTGACTCGCGTAGCGCGGGTTCTGCCGCAATTTGACCATCAGCTGGCTAAGCGTGTTGCGCGCCTTGCCAAGCTGTGCGCTCAGCTCCGTCGCAGAGCATTCATGTTCCTCAATAAGCCATCTCAGTCGCGCTTCAACCGTCATTTTGGTACCCTTCCAAGCAGACTTGACCCCATGCTGTCACGTGGCAACGTTAGCAGATAGCGCATCGTGAAGGTGATCATTTTTCGTTGAACTCTTGTCGAAGTTGAGGCATCGTAGCTCCCGTTACGTAAGTGCTGATTATGGACGACACGATCATCACAGCGCTCGAGCGTTGCATCCAGACGCTGGATCGACACGAGCCTCAGCCGCACGAGATGGCGGTGCGCACCACGTTGCGCGATATCCGCGAGGCGCTCCTCGCACGGCGTAACGTCAAGGCGTCTTCGGACGCTCTCGCTGAGCGCGAAATGCTCTAGCCGCCAGCGGCCGGGTCGGCAGGCGGGACGGTCAACGCGCACGCGACGCCGTCCACCAAGGCGGCATCCAAGCCCGTCAGCGACTGCAACGCGATCACGCTGCGGACGGCTGTGACGCGGTCGGGATACGCGGCGTCGTCCTCGTAATCGCGCAAGGCGGCGTAGATTTTCGAGCGCGTTGTCGACCACGACGGCCCCGGCAGGTTGTCGTTCGCGACTCCGTAAAACGCGGTCCAGTCTGATTGCTGCCAGGCCATTTGAGGTGATCATAGCATGTCCGGAAATCGCTACGGGTGGAAAAGGGTGGTCCTCCCTACGGCCCCCCCTTTAGGGGGGGGCCTAGGGAACCAACCCCACCCAACGCGCAGAGTGATGTTGTCGAGGGGGTTTGAGGTGGATTTTGGGGGTGGTGGTGAGGGCCTGGGGATAGATGGCCTCTGTGAGGGCCTAGAAGGCCCCTAGGAGGCGCGTTCCGGGGGAGGACGCCCGTTGCTACGTCCAGGCCGCTCGGAGGCCGTTAGGGGGCGTCTGAGGGGGCGGCGTTTTTGGGGTGTTTCGGCGTTTATGTTTGGTAGAAAAGTGGAAATCAGCGTTTCCCGCCGGTGGGAAACGGCGATTTTGGCACTTTAGCGTCGCGGAATTTGGCCGAAACTGGCGCAACGCGAAAAGTCGAATTCGGGGCCGTAGGTAGGCCTAGGGTGCCGTGGAAGGCGTTTGCGCCGTTTTGGGTGGCGTTGTGCAGATGCGCTAAACAGCGTTTCCCGCCGGTGGGAAACGGCGATTTTGGCATTTAAGCGTTTTTCGTCGGGGTGCTGTCGTCGGGGTGGATTTGGGTCCATGCCTCGAGTGCCGCTTTGAGCGTTCGGTATTCGCTCGCCGATTGGGCGGTGCCGTTGCAGAGGCCGCGAGTGATGATCCATGAGGGGCGCCGGTCTGCGCGCTGGTCGCGGTCGAGCTGGTCGCAAATTGGGAAGCAGGTTCCCATGATGGTTCGTTGTCCGGTGGTAACGTGGTGGATGGTGGTTCTCATGATCGGTTTTCACTTTCTGGCGCGTCGTAGGATTAGGTCCACTTCGAGGCCGAGGGCTTCGGCGTAGCGGAGCACGGATTGTTCTTTCATATTCTCCCCCTTTTCCATGTAAGTGAGGGCGGTGCGCGAGATGCCAAGCAGCTTGGCCATTTCGAGGCCATTGATGCCGGCAGCGAGGCGCGCGTCGCGGAGGATGGCGCCGAAGCAGCCACGGTTTAGGCGGTCGGCATAGTCGCCGTCGGTGCGGGGTTTGCCGCCGAGGCGAGGCATCAGTTGACCACCCACGGTGCGCCGAAGTGCTCTTCGTGTGCGAGCATGTAGGCAGCCACAAATTGTACGTGGTGCTGGGTGGTCGGATTGGCGACGGCCAGCTCATCATGCAGCTTTTCGCGCAGCTCCGCGTCCATGAGTTCTGCGAGCGAGTCGGAGTCGCCGTGGTATTCGATTAGCTCTTCGGCGTCGTTGACGTATTCGGCCATGTCGTCGAGTTGCTCGGTTGCAGGTCTTGAGGCATTGCCGAGACACCGCCGTACCGACATGACGAGTTCATTGGTCGTCTTCATGCGTCGAGCCCTCCCCTCTCCGCTTGATCCACTAGCTCGATGCAGCCGCGCAGCGTTGGCGAGTAGCCAACCATGACGCTGGTATTTTCGCGGTCGCCATCGGCGTCGACACGCCACTGCCCGTCGTGTGGCTCAATCGTGCGCGTGTCTTCGTCGTAGTAGGCCTGCGAGTACAAGAGTGTATAGCCACGCTTGTCTAGCTGTTGTTCGGTTTCGTCGAGTTGCTCCCACGCCACCGCCTCTGAGATCATGCGCTTAGCATCGGCTATGCTTGTGGGCCACGACCAGGGGCTCGTCCCTAGCGTGTTAAAGACTGGCCCCTCCACAGCATGTAGATAAGCGATCGCGCGGTAATACCGGCCGAAGCAGGCGCGCTCGACATCGATCGTGGTGCTTGTTTCGCGTATTGTGTGACCTTTGTATTTCGTCATAGTTCCGTCCAGTCTCCGATTTCGAGCAGCGCGGCGATCGCCTCGCGGGTCGGGCAGTCGGGGTCGTCGTCGCGATAGAGTCCAGCGCGGGTGGCCTCGGCCATCGCCTCTGCCCGTAGGGCGGCGTCGTCGAGGTGGGCGTGTTCGGGGCCAGTGAGCACGCACTCGCCGTTCGTCGCCGTTTCTCGGATGTAGCAGGCTCGGTATGTTTCGCTCATATGATCTCCCCTGGCGTTTCGTGTGGGTCGAGCACGCGGCCTAGTTTGACGGCGTGCCACGACGATGGCTTGGGTGGGCGCTTAGCGTCGCGCATGCCCTTGGGCGTTTTGGCGCGAGCGTAGATTGTGCCGTTGGCGTCGCGGAGCTCAGCGAGCGTCACGACGCGCATACGGCGCTGGCCACCGGGTTCCTCGGTGGCGATGATGTTGAGCTTCTTTGCTGCGGGGTTGGCCATGCCGCTACTATAAGTCGCGGCTTGTGGCTGTTCAACCTCGCCGGAGCCGTCGCAGCTCGACGGCTATCCAGATGAGGGCGATGGCTATGATCCACAGCCTCACGGCGTCACCTCGAATCGCTGCCGCAGTTCAGTGTGTGCTTCGCAGTCCTCGCACCACGTACCCGCAAACGATGCGGCGCCGCTGGCACTGTAGGAGTCGTCGAACACTTGGTCGAGGGTTTCGTCCGTGTTGACGCGGACCCACATCGCCCGCTGTACGTTCGTGCCTTGGCACTCTTTGCAGCGTGTTGTCATGATTGTACCTCCTACCCCGAAAGCCCGAGGCGGATGCTCTCGGGCGGTGGGGCATTGTGTGCTGTTCCCCTTGTGTGTGTTTGCCGTCGGATTGTCCCGGCGACAACAACAACTTAGGACTTGCACCGGTTGGCGCAACCCCTAGCGCCAAAAAAAACTTTTTACGTTCGTGCTTTCGCAGTGTTTCCACACACTTACGATGCAAAAGAATTTCGACCTCTTGCGCTGTATCGCTGCAATGCACAACTTGCAGCTATGACGACAATCACAGACAACATTACGATCCACTACACACGCGGCGCGGTGTCGCTGTTGCTCACCCTGCAGCACTTGGGAGCCCACTACGCTGGTCGCGAACACGCGCTGTCGGCTCGTACGCTGGACGCCGCTATCGGCACGTTTCGCGCGATTGAGCTAGCGCCGGGGCGCTGGCATTTGGGCGAGCAAACGAGCGGTCCGCCGGCGTGCGACGTCGTGCTGTCGGCGCTACGCGCTTGGCTCGGCTTCGCCGTCTAGCAACCCCGTTGTCGCAAGGCAACGTTGCCCAACGACGCGTCGCAGCCTTACGCTGTAAGCCGTGCGTACAAGCAGGAAAGCCATCGCCGCAGCTCGCCAAACTAACACTCAATCGCAGCGTCTGGCGCTGTCTGAAGTGCGTGGCGAGATGACTGTGCACGCAATGCGA